GGGTTGGGTAAGTAAGTGACATATGTAGGTGATATTTAAAGGCATAAATTGGAATCTTTGGAATTGTGACTTTTGTTTATCGCTATAAAAAAATGTAGAATTATGCTCTCATAGCGATAAATAAGTCAAACGTATGGCGATAAATCTCCTGTATTTATTGGGTGTAGTGCCCGATGCGTACAGGAGGTTTTGTTTTATGTTGGCAAGAGATATTGAAATGTTCATTGAGTGCTGTGGATTGAAAGGGCTGAGCACGAAAACCATCAACAGCTACGAACAGACACTTAGGCTCTTCATGCAGTATATGGACGAGCAGGGGATTTTACTGACTGAGAAAATCACCCATCTTGCAATACAGGGCTACATAAAGAGCATTAAGGAACGCGGAAAGTACACGGTTACTACGAATCCGAACAGCGGAAACTATCCGGATCGGAGAGTTGATTTTGGAAAGCGAGTGTCGGACGTAACGATCAACAACTATCTGCGGAACCTGCGAGTTTTCTTCAATTGGTGCGTGGAAGAGGAACTGATTCTCCGTTCACCTGTGAAGAAAGGCGACTTTGTTAAAGTAGAACGAAAACCATTGGAGTTCGTTTCGGATGAAGATTTCAAGCGACTGCTGAAGAGCATGAATAGTGCGAGCTTTAGCGAATACCGCGATTCCATCATCATTCAGCTTCTACTCGATACAGGCATGAGAGTAAATGAGTGCTTGCTGATTGAAGTGACAGATTTAGACATGGTGAAGCGGTGCATTAGCCTACCAGCAGACAACACAAAGGGCAAGAAAGCGCGCTATGTGTTTTTCTCGGATAAGATGGCAACACAGCTTCAACGGTGGATAAAGTATAAAGACCGTTACCGTGATAGCGATTTCCTGTTTTGCACGAATAAAGGTAAGAGAATACAGGTGAGCAATTTCGAGGCCAATGTTCGCAAGTATGCCAAGCGGATAGGGCTAAATGACATTCACCCGCATGTTTTCCGAAACAACTTTGCAAAGCGCTTCCTTATGAGTGGTGGGGATATTTACACACTTAGTAGGTTATTAGGACATAGTAGTGTGACTGTGACAGAACAAGCATATCTGGACATCACTCAAAATGACCTTGCTGAAATGTACCGAAAACATAGTCCTCTTAGCAAAATTATCTGATTTTGGCCAATCAAATTCTATTCTAGGTTAAACGATTTACTTCGCCTTGGCATAATTCATCAGTAAGAATATTAAAAGGGGCACGCACACGACCATTTTGGACAGTATTATCCTTTCTGAATAAAATTAGAAAGGAAATCCCTGTCCATGAAAAAATTGCGGAATGAAAAACCAGAACTCTCAAAGAAAAGCCCCTTCTACATAACTAAGTACCGCTACTACGAGCTGAAAAACTTTTGCTTGCAGTACCCGGACTGGAAAAAGGCTTTAGAACAAGTCAACGGGTGGGAATCGAGCAGCCACGAGGTTTCTGGAATTATAAGAGGAAGCCTCCCGGAAAGCTCAACGGAGCGGCAGGCCATTATACGAGCCTACTATTCGATGCACATTGATATTATTGACCGCTGTGTTGCAAAGCTGGAACCTGCCATTGGTCCATACGTATTAAAAGGTGTGACGGAAGAAGTATGCTATGATGCGTTAAGAGCCAATGGGTGCCCATGCTGCAGGAAAACATACTACAAGTTCTACCATTATTTCTTTTGGCTCCTGAGCAAGGAACGGCAGTGACGCGAAAAGTTCTTCATACTTTATGGAGGTGATTAACTATGCCTAATGAAAAGTGGAAGCATATACAATGGAAACGTGACGGAAGTGACAATGCTCTAATACGAGAATTCCTCGCAGATTCTAACAACATTATGAACTGCGACCAATGCCCGTATAAGATGAAGCATCCACATCATGATGCGCTGCCTTGTGGACAATACCACTGTTGGGTAGAATTATCTTGCTAATGGAAAAGGAGCCGTGGAGAAATCTGCGGCTCTTCCTTTTTTCAACGCGAAAAGTTCTGCCTCTTTTATGGAAGGAGGTGAACGCTATGGAATACCTTCTGGCAAGAAGCGACAGACAGCTTGGCATTTGCCTGAGAATGCTGTATGACGAAGGTTACAAAAATTTGGTTGTTGAAAGCGAAATCAACGCTAAGAACCGAATGGAGTTCCACGTCAAAGTTAGAGCAGACGAAGCCACTATGGCAAAGCTGAATGAACGCTACCAGACGTTGATTTCCTAAACCAGTATTCTGGGGAGCAAAAGATCTGAAACATGGTCTTTTGCTTTTGTTTTACCCATGCTATAATAAAGTAAAGGAGGCGGAAGGCATGAAAGTAACATCGCACATGATTGTTCCTGTAAAGAAAAACGGAAAATGGACGACCTATATCAAGGAGTTTGAAGAAGACATTCCAGACCTAGGGCGGCATTGTCTGATGTGCAATTCTTGTGGTGAGCCAAGCTATCCTAAGTGTATGGAAGACTGTGGCGTGGAGAGAGAACGTATCGAGCGGGAGCAGAAGAAAGCCCAAGAGAAAATCGCCAAGCACAAGGTTGAGATTGATATTTTGGCTGGGCTGGTACGAGATGGCCTTCTGAAAGTTGAAGATGCTGCGCCACGTGTAGAGATGACCGTGGAAGAGTTTGAAGCAGCGATGAAAAATTGATATTTACCCATACAGGAGCTTGTGAGAAATCGCAGGCTCTTTTTCTTTTGCCTGTTCGTGAAATTTTCATTTTCCTTTATGGAAGTAGAGGGCATATTGGAGGATGATACTATGAAAGCTAGATATGTCATTGGAAAGAAACTTTTAGGGACTGTACCTTTTATGAAAGCTGGCAGTGCTGCAATTTGCTTGGTGGCAACAACCATGGAAGCATATGTGGCATACATCAAGCTGCAAAAGGCAAGAGAAGATTTGGATTCTGACAAGACAGAAGGCAATAAGTAAATTAAAAACATGCCCTCTGCTTTTTGTTCGCGAAATTTTCATCTTCCTTTATGGAAGGAGATAGCTCAATTGGTAGAGCGCTGCTGGAATGCAGAGGTTACGGGTTCGATTCCCGTTCTCTTTCTTTTTTATTCTAGGTTAGCCAACGCGAACTTTTCGTATTCTATTATGGAAGGATGTCTTCTGAAAATTGAAAGGAGAATTTATTATGAGCAAACGAGTAAAGACTACCTATGATCGAGGCTATGTGAACGCAATGGACAAGATCCGCGTATTCATCGAGAGCAACCAGAAAGTCATGTACATTGATACATGCGAGTACAAGAACGCTCAAAGTGCACGCGCGGCTTATGCCAATGCAATCGCGTTGATTCGGGCAAAAGGGATTGTGAGACCTGCTTGCAATCGTAACGACCTGTTCTTGATCAGAAACGACATTTAAGGCGTAAGGGAGCCGTGGAGAAATCTACGACTCCTTTTATTTTCATCACGCACACGACCGGTTTATCCATTATTCTATTACAAAGGAGATTTGAAAATGTACATCATCATTGGTCTGGGCCTTATCTGTGCAATCATTGGCTTCGTGGTTGGTTCTGCTGTCCGGTGGAAGATTGACTATGAGGCCGAAACGATCGGTTCTCTTATTGTTGCTCAGGCAGACGAGAATGAGAACCCCAGTCTGTTCCTGAACTTGGGCGAGGAATCCGTGGACTTTGCCGATAGACAGTATGTTGTTCTAAGAGTGAACAAGGTGAGCAAGCTGAAGTCGCGAGAAAAACATACTGTTTAATGGAGAAAACTCCAAAAATATTGACTTAAAAAGGAGATAATCAAAATGGAAGAACTGAATGCAGTCCAGAACGAAAAGTTGATGGACGAAACGATTAAGCACGAGCTTGAACGAATCAAGGACTTGGAACCGGGAAGCAATGAGTACAAGGCTGCCTATGAGTGTGCTGCAAAGTTCTACGAAATTCGCGTTAAGGAGAAAACAAACCTTGCCGACAAGAATGCACGAGAGGATGAGCTTCAGATGAAGACAAATGAACTCAGAATCGAAGCAGACAAGGCAGAGAAGGCTTGGAAAACCGAAGTGGCGAAAGTCGTAGCTGGTATTGCATCGACCGCTCTGGGGGCATTTCTGATGATTCACCATGACCGGTTCTGGGCTATCTGTTCGGCAGGCGGTGTGCAGGTGTTTGACGATCGCTATAGGGACGGCAAGATGATCTACAAGGAATACGGAAAGAAGTCTGTATAAAGGAGGGACAGGAGAGGCTGCGGAGAAATCTGCGGCTTCTCTTTCTTTTATGAGATATCATGATACACCACCTGAAAAATGGACGAGCTTCTATGGTCAAACGTATCGGTGTAATCACCCAGTCTATCGCATCAGCACATTATATCTGGACCATGGTAAAGGGCTTTGCGTTATCCAACAGCGTTTTAATGAGAAAATGAAATCTACCACATGGAGCGCTATTGACCCATGGCTGAATGACAAAATCTATCTGCATGCTGGATTCAAGGAATATTTTGATCACCATGCGAAGAAAAAAGATGCGAATGGTTACTATCCCACCGTCACGGTTAGACAAATCATGTGGGCTTTACGCATGAAACCGCTGAAAAAAGAACGCTGGGAGACAGTGTTTGATAGAAGTTTGATTTAAAAAGGAGAAGAACCCTATGGAGGACTTAATGCTTATCCGGTCAAGTTTTATGCGCCGAATCATTTCTTCGGCTATCAACAAGGCGATTGCCAAGCAGAAGTACGGTATCAAGGTCAATCTGGATGATATTCGGGCTGAATGGTCTGATAAGGAGCAGAAGGTGAAGGTTCATCTGGAACTGGATGCCGAGATGCCGAAGGCCGACCTCGTGGATATTTTGAAGAAGGCAGGAATCTGTTGACGCGAAAAAATCATAGCATCTTATGGAGATACCAAATCTCAAAATACATTTTGGAGGTAAATCGTATGAAAATATATTTTAAGTATTATGGTGAAGCATTGGCTAAGGTGGCCGTTGGAGGATTCCTGATTGGGATGGGAACATATCTTGCATCTAATGGATGTTTCCTCTATGGCGCACATAAGTTGCTGCTGAATGAGGATGCTACGATGGCATTTGTAAATGCGATGCAGGAGAAAATTGGTAAATGATTTGGGCACGGAGCCGTGGAGAAATCTGCGGCTCTTTGTCTTTTATATTTGAAGGGAGAAGCCTATGAACCTCATGAAATCCGCGTCCCGGTTCTTGAAAAAGAATGGCGGGACAATCTTGGCAATTGGCGCTTCCGTGGGAGTGGCGTTGACTGCCATCGAAACGGGTAAGGCGAGTATCAAGGCAGAGAAGCTTATTGAGATGAGCTCTGCAGAGCCTGCGTATACCACGAAGGAAAAAGTGAAGGACTGTTGGAAGTTTTATCTGCCTGCTGCGGCACTTGGCGCGGGCACCATCGCATGCATCCTCGGCTCCAATGCACTGAACAAGAAGCAGATTGCGAGCCTGACCGCTGGCTACATGGCACTTGGAAAGGCATATCAGGAGTACCGCAGGGAAGTTGCAGAACATGTTGGTGCCGAGCATGAGAAAGAAATCTATAAGGATGCTCAATCGGTACTCAAAGAACCTACCTCAGACATGGTTGAAGATAAGCTGCTCTGTTATGAACCTATCTCGAAAAGATATTTTCATGCCACGGAGGCTGCCCTGCTGGAGGCATTTTACAGCCTGAACCGTGACTTTGCCCTGAATGGATATGCCTCGATGAATGACCTCTACAATTACCTTGGGCTGGATTATATTCCGGAAGGGGATTTGAAGGGGTGGTGTGCCGATTATCTTGCAGCCGATTGGGAATATTTCTGGATCGACTTCAGCTATCTCAAACAGAAAACAGATGATGGACTGGAAGTCTACTATGTAGAGGCTTATCAGGAACCCATCGACGACTATTTGAACTATGATCCGAGCAAGGATACACCATTTTAAGAAGGAGCATGATATTTATGAAGAACATTAACTGGTGGAAAGTTGCATCCATGGCGATGCTGGCAGCAAGCGCAATCATGGGCTTCGGGCATGACCTGATCGAGGACCAGAAGACCGAGGACGACCTGCGGGATATGGTTCAGAAAGAAGTTCGCAAGCAGCTGTCGGAAAAGAACCTCTAATCGCGAAAAATTCCAACGCTATTATGGAGAAATCCTAAAAAGAATTGGAGGTAAAAATTATGTTCGATCATGAATACTTCAAGCAGGTGGATTCTGAGATGCTGAGTGCCTTAAAGGTGCTGGGGCAAGCGATGCTTAGCGCACTTGATGCGCTGATCTGGTATTTGCTCCTGCAGCCGATTCGGTTCTACAGCTGGTTGACGGATGACCCTGCTCCGGTGAGAAGGAGAGGAGCATACAAAAACCGCCATTGCGCGGAGGATAGACTCTACTAAGAAGCGAAGAGCTGCGGAGAAATCTGCGGCTCTTTCTTTTATATTTTACGGAGGTATGAAAAATGAACCTGAAAACATTTGGCAAGAAAGTGGGAAAGGGTATTGCAAAGAACCTTCCCAAAATCCTGGTCTGCGGCAGCATTGCGGGCATGGTCACGAGCGTAGTTTTCGCCGTCAAGGCAACTCCCAAGGCGATGATCCTGCTCGATGAGAAGAAGCAGGAACTTGGCACGGAGAAGCTGGATGTAAAAACCATCGTGAAGACGGCTGCTCCGGCTTATATTCCTACGGCAATTTCCATGGTAGCATCTGCGGGCTGCATGATTGGTGCCATGAATGAGAACGACCGGCGCAATGCAGCTCTGGCGGCCGCATATTCTCTGAGCGAAAGCGCCCTGAAACAGTATCAGGAGAAAGTCGTGGAAACCATCGGCGAGGATAAGGAGAAAGAACTTCGCCAGGCCATTACCCTCGACAAGATGGCAAAGCAGCCGGAAGAAACGCCGGTTATTGTACCGGCAGCCCGCGATGCATCTTATGACCAGCTGGTCGAGTGCTATGAAAGCTTCTCTGGAAGATATTTCAAGACGACCGTAAACGCGCTGGATCGGGCGATGAATGGCCTGAATAAGCAGCTCCTGAGCGATTTTCGTGTGACCCAGAATGACCTGTTCGATTATCTGGGACTGGAACACACCAAGAACGGCGACCTTTTGGGCTGGGATACGGATTCCACGCTGACCATTGAAACATTCTACAGTTCCAAGCTGGACGAGGACGGAATGCCTTGCATGGTTCTGGACTACAGCACGCCTCCAAAATGGCTGGGGTACTGATTCGCGAAATTTTCACCGACTGTTATGGAGGTATACTCCAACATTTATATTTTAATTAAAGGAGAATCACTATGGAAAACGAAATGATGAACAACATGGACGCTATGACTGAGAACCTGACGGATGCAATGCCGGAGGTCGATAACCTGGTGCCCAGTGTGGACGAGAACCATGCGGAGATGTCGAGCGCATCTGGTAACTTTGGCAAGACGGCAGTATTCATGCTGGCTGGTGCCGCAGCTTACAAGGGTGCTGAGCTGCTCTGCAAGCACGTACTCGTTCCGCTGTGCTATAAGGCAAAGAACTGGATTGACAGCAAGAAGGCGAAGGACGAGCCCATCGAAGCAGAAGCGACCGAAGTGGTGGAAACCGACGAAAAATAATCTGTTGGACAACCGTGACGGAGCCGTGGAGAAATCTGCGGCTCCTTTTATTTTTACAAAGGAGAATAACCATGGAAAAGAAAAATGACAAAAAGTTCAACTGGAAAAAGGCTGCAGTAATCGGTGGCATCTTTGCTGCGGGTGTGGCTGTTGGCGTTGCCGGGGATAAGGCTTACATCAAGGTGATGTTTAAGAAACACTATCAGGATATTCTGAAGGATTACCGGCTCCGTGTGGACACCGGAACCACTATCAAGGGTGTGAAAAAGGTTATCATCAGCATTACAGACAAGATGACCGGCAAGACCTTTGGCACTACCTGGTTGCCTGAGACCGCAAAGGAAATTGGTGAAACCATCCTCCAATGCGCAGAGGAGGGTATGGCCAATGGCTAAAATCGAAATGCCTTCCAGCAGCATCAACTCCACTGGCGAATCGCCTAAGAAACAGCTGAAGAAGGTCACGACTGGTAAGGTGACTATCAAGCAGGAAAGCGAGATCCAGAAGCTGGCGCATAACTTTCTCGCAGAAGACCTGCAGACGATTCGCGAAAAGCTGTGGACGGATTATATTCTACCCGGCATCAAGAACATGGTGTGCTCTGCAGTCAATATCGCACTGTTCGGTGTTGACCGTTCCCGCACCAATACGAACGGATATTCTCAGCAGCGTAACAGCTATAGCAGCTACTACGCAAATGCAAACCAGAGCCGTCCTCCGCAGAACAACTATCGCCCGAACCGGCTGGACTGGCAGAACATCACCTTCGATAGCTATGCCGATGCGAATGATGTTTTGAACGAGATGGGCCATGCGCTCCACGAATACGGGCAGGTCACGATTGCTGATTTTTACGATGTTGTGGGAATTACCCGTGATGCTCGTGATTATCAGGACTGCAAGTATGGCTGGTATGACCTTGGGCCTGCATCTATCAAGGGTGTTCCGGGCGGTTACACTATCGTATTTCCGAAACCTGTTCCTCTGAACTAATTGAAAGGACTGATATTTTATGAAAAAGGAAGAAATCATGACTAAGGCAACGCAGATGTTGTCTAAGACTGCATTCAAGCTGAAGAAAGCAAGCCCGACCATCATGGTGGTTGGCGCTGCAATCGGTGGCGTAACTGCAACCGTTCTGGCCTGCAAGGCGACCCTGAAGGCGCAGTATATCCTGACCGAGCATAAGGCCAATATGGAGAAAATCCACGAGACTAAAGATAAGGTGGACTCCGGGGAAATTCAGCTGTCGGAAGGTGAGACTTACACTAAGGAAGACCTGACGAAGGACATCACCACGACTTACATTAAGACCGGCATGAAGCTCGCAAAGGTGTATGCACCAGCGATTGGTCTGGGCGCAGCATCTCTCGGTTGCATGTTTGGCAGTCATCATATCATGACGAAGCGGAATGCAACGCTGACGGCCGCCTACATTGCGCTGGAGCAGTCTTTCAACGGCTATAAGAACCGCGTCACCGACCGCTTTGGTGAGCGGGTACAGCATGAACTGGAGCAGAACGTCAAGGCCGTGGAGGTTGAAACCAAGAAGGTCGATGAGAACGGTGTAGAGGAAGTCATCAAAGAGTACAAGGATATCGCTGAGCAGGCAGATGATCCGTGCACTCTGATTTTCGATGAAACTGTGGACACGTGGGAGCGGGATGCCGACCTGAATCGGAACTATCTGTTCCTCATGGAGTCTGCAGCGAACAAGAAACTGCGTTCTCAGGGGCATCTGTTCCTGAATGAGGTGCTCACCATGATTGGCACGCACGGCGGTCAATCTCTGCGCACTCCTACTGGCCAGGTCGTTGGCTGGGTATACAATCCGAACGACACTTCGCTGCACAACCATGTGGATTTCGGCCTCACGAGCTTTGAATCGAGCGATGAGGCACTGAAGAGCTTCCTCCGTGGCGAGGAGCGTTCTGTCATTCTGCACTTCAACTGTGACGGTATCATCATCGACAAAATCTAACTGATATTTTGGAGGACAAGCTATGACCAGATACGTAAAGACTCTTTCCTATGTATTTGCAGCCATGGCCGGAGTGTGTTTCGTATCCGGTCTGGCAGTCCTTTCTGAGTGAGGAGCAAGATGGACGATAAGTATACGAAAGCACGTGAAATCGTTGAAGTGTTTGACGATTTTCTTAACGATAAACTCGAGAACAGGGGAATTGAACTTAATTGCAGTGTGCCCGTGGCTACGGAAGATGCAAAAAAGAAAAATCCGCGCATGTTCGATACTTGTTGCATGATTTATGGTCATGAGTGGAGTCAAATGGTTGAGGAAATTGCCAGAATGTTGTAAGGAGCAGATATGGACGGTTTGGAATCGGTGTTTTTATTCCTCGATTATTTGACCGACACGAAACGAAAGCGGCATCTGGTTGGAGGGGTCCTCATGAGCGTTTCACTCTTCTTTGGAGGACTGGCCTTCACCATGATGACGATTAAAGGAGAAGAAGCAGATGAAAAAACTGATGCGTGATGCCCTGATATTTGTATGCGGATTTGCTGCTGGCGTGGCCACGATGCACTTCCTGATGCGTGATCTTTACAAGAAGCAGGCAGATGTACTGGTCGAGGACGCTCGGAACCATTTTAAGCAGCGTGAACAGGAGCTGGATACGACTATCGAGCAGCGGGCAAACGAAAAGGCATATGATCTCATGAGTGGCCCGTATCGTCAGGAGGAAGATTCTGAGAAGCCGACCCATGAGCCGATGGAGGCTATTGAGATCATTCCGAGCGACGAGTTCGGTAACGAGGACAATTACGAAAACAGCTTCCTGACCTACTATGCAGACGGCATCCTGGCTTATGATAGTGATGGGAGCAGGGTAGAGGACATTGAAAAGGTGATTGGCCCTAAGGCTCTGGATAATTTTGGAGCAGAAGAACCTGATCTTGTCCATGTCCGCAATCACAATTACCGGAAGGACTACGAAGTTCTGAAGGTGCGCAATAAGTATGCGGACTTGTATCCTAACTCCGGAGAGGAGTATGAATGATATTTAACGATATGACCAGTCAGTATTTTGACTGGCTGCGTGAAACGGTTTGCGGAAGATGGGAACCCAGAAACCTTTCTTTCCACAAGCTGCTTGCGTTTTTATTTCAGCAAGACTTTATTCCAGCCTGTGAGATGGATGCGAGCGTAGCTGAGGATGGGCGAGACCTGCGCTACCGATTCGCTCGGGAAAAAAGTATCCCATATGCAGCGTTGAACAGTGCAACGAGCGGGATGCCATGTAGTATGTTGGAGATGATGGTGGGGCTTTCCATCCGCATCGAAGAGCATATCATGGCAGATTCTGAAGCAGGAAACCGAGTGGGGCAATGGTTCTGGAGCATGGTTGTCAGTCTTGGGCTGGCAGCTATGGATGATGCTCGGTTCAACGAGGGTCGCGCTCAATTTATCATCGACCGTTTCAATCAGAGAGCCTATCAGCCGAATGGAGCTGGTGGGCTCTTTACTTTGACAAGCCCGAACGTAGATATGCGACAGTTAGATATTTGGTATCAGCTGATGGCGTATCTCAACGAAAGCAATATGTGATGGTGTACGTATCAAAAATATGCATCCCGATGGAAGGTATAATAGAGCAAGTTCTCCATGATTCCGTCGTTTTGATGCGAATTACAGCATGTAGGAATACCGAACACATTGGTCGGCTGATTTTGGCAGACCTTAATTATTGGAGGAAAAGTGACTATGAATAACATTTATTACGAACTCGCACAGACTCAGCTGGCACTGGATGCCGCCCAGAAGGTGATTCACCGCCAGAGGGGCAAGCTTTTCGGCAAGAACCTGCTGCTGGTAGGCACCATTGGTCTGTTTTGGACTGCCTGCAAGATGCTGGATGAAAGCGAGAAGAAGCGCAAGGCTGAAAAGGAACGCGCCGATGCTGCCGAAGCAGAACTCGCAGAGATGCAGTTTGAAAAGGACATTTGCTGCGATGGCAAGGCGAGTGTCACGAAAAAAGATGTCTGATACAGACCTCGTAGAAAGGAGGAAGTCAGTTACCAATGATTGATTTCCTGATGATTGCAACGCGCACGGGAAAACGCGGTGTAATCGAAATCTATCCCAAATTCATCATCAAAAAGTCCAAAGACTTGATGATTCGGGGTTCTGATTTCTACGCTATCTGGCTGGAAGAGCGAGGATTGTGGAGCGTTGACGAACAGGATGCACTTCAACTGATTGACCATGAGTTGGATATTTACACGAACGAACACAAGGAGCATCTGGATAATTACCGGGTGCTCCACATGTGGGACGCTGAATCGGGTATGATTGACAACTGGCACAAATATTGCCAACGTCAGATGCGGGACAACTACCATACGCTGGATGAGCAGCTGATATTTGCGAACACTCCGGTCAAAAAGGAAAGCTATGCATCCAAGAGACTCCCTTATGTGCTGGAACCAGGGAACATTGACGCCTATGATGAGCTGATGCAGACACTCTATTCTCCAGATGAGCGAGAGAAAATCGAGTGGTGTATCGGTTCTATTGTCAATGGCGATTCCAAGACGATTCAGAAGTTCATGGTTCTCTATGGTCCGCCCGGTAGTGGTAAATCCACAGTGCTGAACATCATCCAGAAACTCTTTATTGGATATTATGCAGCATTCGATTCCCAGGCACTGGGTTCAGCATCTAATGCATTCTCACTGGAAGCTTTCAAAGCGAACCCTCTGATCGCAATTCAGCATGAAGGTAACCTGTCCAAAATCGAGGACAATACTCGTCTGAACTCGTTGGTGTCTCATGAGACCATGATGGTCAATGAGAAGTTCCGTAGTGCTTATGCCAATCAATTCAAGAGCTTCCTGATTCTCGCCACAAACAAGCCTGTCAAAATCACAGATGCGAAGTCTGGTTTGATTCGTCGATTGATCGATGTGGTGCCCACAGGTGAGAAAGTCCCTCAGAAAAGATATTCTGAACTCTATGCCAAGACCGATTTCGAGCTTGGCGGTATTGCATGGCACTGCAAGGAGGTCTATGAGGCAAATAAGCATCGATACGACGATTATATTCCGACACGAATGCTTGGTGCTTCCAATGACTTCTACAACTTCATGCTCGACCGGTACTATATCTTCAAGAAAGAAGACGGTATTTCCCTAAAGCGAGCATGGGCAATGTATGACGAGTATAACCAGCGAGCAAAGGTTGCCTATCCGTATTCGATGCGCGCATTCCGTGAAGAGCTGATGAACTACTTTGCGGACTACAAGGAACGCGCAGAAGATGTGAATGGTGAACGAGTGCGAAGCTATTACAGCGGGTTCAAGGCAGACAAGTTCAAAGAATTTGCTGACCCTGCACCTGCAGAAGCAGCTTCAAAGGAGGAGCCATCCAAGTCATGGATTGATCTGAAACCACAGCATTCTCTCTTTGATGATATTTGCAAGGACTGTCCTGCGCAGTATGCGAACGAAAATGGCACTCCTATGCAAAAGTGGGAGAATGTCAAAACGCTGCTCAAAGATATTCTTACTTCTAAGCTCCACTATGTCAAAGTCCCTGAAACCCACATTGTCATTGACTTTGATATTCCGAGCGATGACGGAAAGAAATGTTATGAGCGAAATCTGGAGGCAGCGTCCAAGTGGCCTGCTACCTACGCAGAACTGAGTAAATCTGGTGCAGGAATCCACTTGCATTATATTTACACAGGGGACGCAAGCAAACTGAGCCGTGTATACGATGAGCATATTGAGGTTAAGGTGTTCACCGGAAATTCTTCGCTGAGAAGAATGCTGACCCAGTGCAATGATATTCCGGTTGCCAAAATCAGCAGCGGCTTGCCGTTGAAGGGAGAAAAAGCAATGGTCGATGTGAAGCAGATTCAAAATGAGAAGCACCTGCGGGTACTCATTAAGAAAGCCCTCGCAAAAGAAATCAGTCCCTATACTAAACCCAGCATTGACTTTATCGCTCATATTATGGATGAAGCCTACGAGAGTGGAATTCCCTATAATGTGGACGACATGCGCAATGCGATTCTGGCCTTTGCTGTAAACAGCACGAACCAGGCCGATGCCTGTCTGAAAATCACGGCGAAGATGCACTTCAAGTCAAGAGAGGATGTTGAATCGCAGATTGATGACGGTGAGAAAGCACCCATCGTATTTTTTGACTGTGAAGTGTTCCCAAATCTCTTCTTGGTCAACTGGAAGTTTGCTGGCGAGGATAAGCCAGTAACTCGGTTGATTAACCCCAGTGCTACGGATATTGAGAAGCTGACACAGTATCGACTGATTGGCTTTAATAACCGCAAGTACGATAACCATATGCTTTGGGCCTGTATGCTCGGCTGGAATACGGAGCAGCTATATGCGCTGTCGAACCGTATTATCAACGACCATATGGGCTTCTTTGGCGAGGCCTATAACCTGTCCTACACGGATATTTATGACTTCTCATCGAAGAAACAGAGCTTAAAGAAATTCGAGATTGAGCTAGGCATCCACCATCAGGAGCTCGGCTTGCCTTGGAACCAACCAGTGCCTGAAGAGAAGTGGGGACAGGTTGCAGAATACTGCGACAACGATGTTATTGCAACAGAAGCCGTGTTTAACGCGCGGCAGGCTGATTTCGTTGCGCGTGAGATTCTGGCAGATGTCGCTGGAATGACCGTCAATGACACCACCAACAGTCTGACCACTCGTATCATTTTCGGCAAGGAAAAGCATCCTCAGCTAGTCTATACGGATTTGGCTACGGGCAAGTCCGATTCGGTGGTAGAAGTCGAGCCTGATATTCTGACCGACAAGAACATCATCAACGCCTTCCCGGGTTATGAGTGGGTCAGAGGCGAAGACGGTCGGTATCACAATATGTTTCGTGGTACTGATTTGGGCCTTGGCGGTTATGTCTATGCCGAACCTGGTATGTACTACAACATTGCCCTGCTGGATGTTGCCTCTCTGCACCCGCACTCGGCAGTTGCTTTGAATTATTTCGGAGACTACACCAAGAACTTCAATGACCTGATGGATGTACGTATCTATGTAAAACATGGTGAGTACGACAAGGCCAAGAAACTCTTTGGTGGTAAGTTGTCCAAATATTTGGATGACCCCGCACAGGCGAAAGCGTTGGCGCAGGCTCTGAAAATCGCTATCAACTCGGTTTACGGCCTGACCAGTGCAACCTTCGATAATCCATTCAGAAACCTCAAGAACGCCAACAATATTGTGGCGCTTCGTGGGGCTTTATTTATGCGCACTCTGCAGGACGAGGTGCAGCAGCGTGGTTTCACGGTGGCGCACATCAAGACGGACTCTATCAAGATTCCGGATGCGACGCCTGAAATCATCGACTTCTGCATGGATTTTGCGAAAAAGTACGGGTACACGTTTGAGCATGAGGCTACATACGAAAAAATGTGCCTTGTGAATAACGCCGTTTATATCGCAAAGTACCTCGATGCAGATACAGCAAAGGCACAGTACGGCTATATTCCTGAAAAGAACGAGAAGAAGGGCGGTCATTGGACTGCGACTGGTGCTCAGTTTCAGGTGCCGTATGTGTTCAAGACGCTTTTCTCCCACGAAGATATTGTGTTTGATGACCTTTGTGAAACAAAGTCGGTATCTAAGGGTGCAATCTACCTCGATAAAAACGAGGCTCTGCCCGAAGACGAGCACAATTATATTTTCGTGGGGCGTGTTGGTCAGTTCTGTCCCATCAAACCCGGATGCGGAGGAGCGCTGCTGATGCGAGAAGCGGGCGTCCGAGACGACGGTGAAACGAAATACAATTCGGTCACTGGTGCCAAAGACTACCGCTGGCTGGAAAGCGAGATGGTCTATAACCTTCATCTGGAGGATAGCATTGACCGCTCTTATTTCGACAAGATGGTTGATGAGGCGGCGGACACTATTGCTCAATACGGAGATCTGGAATGGTTCGTATCGGACGATGGTGGAATGCCACCTTGGCAGAAGCCTGATTTACCCTGGGGTGATATTCAGGACGAAGCTGCAAGAAATTATGAGGTGAGATAAATGAAAAAGGATGCTTGTAATTGGAACGCGTGCCCTGAGTTGCCTCCAGTGATGCTTATGTCCGATTATGAACTCGCAAGGGCTATACACAAAGGAATGGCAATTGACTACTCCCGCCAGTCCACAGAGCAGACCAAGAAGAATGATATTGTGCGGCTTGGCATGTGCAATGTCAGCATCCGTAAGGTCATATTCAGCAATCCGGCAACGATTGTTCTGTGGTCGGATGGCACCAAGACTGTGGTGAAGTGCGGGCCTGATGATATTTTCGATAAGGAAAAGGGCCTCGCTATGGCTATTGTGAAGAAAATGGCAGGCAATGATAGCCGATTCCACAAGGTCTTTAAGAAGTGGTGTAAGCCAGATGAAACTAACGAGGATGCTGGCGCTTATGCCAAGGTGTTGAAAGAGTTGGATCAGGTGGCTGCGCAGACCAAGGATAGTATCTCGGGACTGCTGGCAAAAATGTGTGCGGCGATGCACTAAAGAAAAAGAGTAAAGGAGTTTCTATTATGAAAGCAAAGGTAAATATTGACAATACCCGGTTTATTTTCGGCACCAATTTCTCCGGCGACCCGAACCGCGACCGTTACGGCTCGTCCCGGCGGCGTGTGAACGTGGTCATCCCTACGGAGGAGCAGGCTCAGCAGCTCATTGAAATGGGGCTGAACGTCAAGCAGACCAAGCCGAATCCCAACTACACCTACGATGAGCCGTTCGTACCGACCTTCTACGTTCCGGTGATGGTAAACGTGGAATCCAAGTGGCCTCCACAGGTTTTCTGGATTACCACCACCGGCCGCAAGGTTGCCTGCAATGCTGAGAACATCGGTCAGCTGGATTATATCCGTGTGAAGAACGTGAACCTGCAGGCTAACCTGTATGAGAACCGGAACAACCCCGGCCAGTACACGCTGTACGCGGATATTCTCTACGTGGAGCAGGATGCAGATGCCGACCCGTATGCTGCTAAGTATGAGCAGCGCGAGATGGCTGAGCCTAACGATCCGAACGATTTGCTGTTCTAAGGAGGAGCACATGAAGAAACTGTTTATCAGTGTTCCTATGCGTAATCGCACGGAATGCGCCATTAAAGCATCCATGGAGCAGATGCACAAGATTGCAGAGGCTGTCTTTGGTGAAGAGCTGGAAGTTATCCCGACTTATTTCGAGGATGATCCTCCTGAGAACACCAATATGGCTCTTTGGTATCTCGGCGAGAGCATCAAGAAACTGTCCGAGGCCGATCGCTTCATCGGCATTTACGATGAGGACAAGGGCTATCGTGACTGCATCATCGAGAATCTCGCCGCAAAGAACTACAACATCCCGTCCTATCTGGTGAATATCAGCTACGTTGCTCCTGATATCATCGAGCAGAAGCGTCGTGATGCACGCCTCGCAAACCTCGAAATTTATTAAATGATATTTCTGAGTGCAGGAGTTAGTCTTCCGTTGAATGGACCAGCTGGTGAGTGCCCACGTCGCAAATGGCGTTCTCAGAGGCAGCAGCTCAGACTTATATTTTTAATAAAGGAGAAGAACTATGAAAGTATTGCGTATCAAACCGATGTGCCGACCGGAGGTCATCGACATTGATGGCTCGTTGGAATCACTGCAGAAAGAGGTTGGCGGCCTGATTCAAGCAACCTACCCGTGGGACGACAAAGTTGCTCTTATTTGCAACGATGAGGGCAAACTCATGGGCTTGGAGTTCAACCGGCCGCTTTATAACGCTGACGCTCAGATGTACGACTATGTGGTTGGTACATTTCTGATTGTAGGCTTGACCGAAGATGACTTTGGCTCTCTTTCGGATGAGATGATTGAGAAATACACCAGGATGTTCCGCCGCTGCTATGGTCTGCTTGAGGACGAAGACGGTAAAAGATATGTTGTGTGTATGAAGCCGAAGCAGTAATCGCAATAATTTCGGGGGCCGTGGAGAAATCTGCGGCTCTTTTTATATGGGTCATTCGCTAGGGCGAGCATGACAGGTTCGAATCCTGTATGACCTGCAAGTGTCCGAAAATACACATAAAACAAAGGAGTATCAGGATGAAAGAAAAACGACGTTGGAAAATCTTTACTTATAAGGGTAAAGAGATATTTGCATACACAATATTTGGCGAGGGTGCAGATGAAGAGGAAGCTACAATTGCCCTGTTGGCCTATGAGAATCATTGCTATCCTGAAGCCATTCATGTTCACGAAGAAATGAGGTGATTATTCTGATGGCAGGAGTTCAGCTTTACGACTACCAGCTTGAAGCAGTCCAGAAAATGAGGCTGGGCTGTATTCTGTGTGGCGGGGTGGGAAGCGGAAAAAGCAGAACGGGGCTGGCATTTTATTACCAGATGTTTGATGGAAAGATCAACACAGAAGAGTACGTTCCGATGGTTGAGCCCGAAGACCTTTACATTATTACAACAGCTCGGAAACGCGACACAGGGGAGTGGGACGAAGAACTCGCTCCCTTTTTCATGTCTACTGATGAGAGCCTTGACCTTTACAACCACAAAGTCGTAATTGATTCTTGGAACAACATCGGCAAGTACATTGGCGTCAAACGCGCGTTCTTCATATTTGATGAACAGCGTGTTGTGGGCAATGGCTCGTGGGTGAAGGATTTCTTACGCATTACAAGGGAAAACGACTGGATTCTTCTGAGTGCCACGCCTGGCGATTGCTGGACAGATTATATTCCGGTGTTCATTGCAAATGGATTCTACCGAAACCGGACACAGTTCAATAATGAGCACGTGGTCTATAGTCGCTTCTCAAAGTACCCCAAAATTGACAGATATTTGAACACTGGCAGGCTGATACGTCTGCGGGAGCGGATTCTGGTCGATATGGACTTTGAGCGGAAGACGATACCACATCACGAGAACATCTACGTCGGGTTTGACCAGCGCAAGTACAAAGATATTTGCATGAGTCGGTGGAATCCATGGGAAGGGCGGCCTATTGAAACAGCAAGTGAGTTCTGTTCCAGCCTGCGGAGGGTGGTCAATGCGGATGAATCTCGGCAACAGGAAGTGCTTGATATTTGCATGACACACCCGAGAGTTATCATCTTCTATAACTTTGACTATGAGTTGGATATTCTCCTGCATCTGCCCTATGGTAACGGTATGGAGGTGGCTCAGTGGAATGGGCACAAGCATCAACCGATACCAGATACGGACAAATGGGTCTATCTGGTGCAGTACAACGCCGGTGCTGAGGGCTGGAACTGCATTAAGACGGATACCATTATATTTTATTCCCAGAACTACTCCTATAAGGTCATGGAGCAAGCATCTGGGCGCATCGACCGGTTGAATACACCTTTCAAGGATCTCTGGTTCTACCACCTAAAGAGCCGTAGCGGTATCGATGTGGCCATTTCCAGAGCATTGATGCAAAAGAAACAGTTCAACGAAAGGAAATTCTATGGAGCATGATATTTATGATTCTTTAAGGCTTACTGCGACGACCTGTGAGAAAATAGCAGATGTTTTAAATGCAATTGCAGAATGCTTCGAGAAAGTAACGGCTTGTCTCATGGACTTGATTGAAGAAATTAAGAGGCAACCATTAAAGATGATTCTGCAGAAGCTGCGCCCTGACTACAAGGACAAATGCAAAATCCGGTGGCTGGATATTCCCAACAAGGTTATGCAGGGGAGAATCAGGAGGTTCTGCTGATGGGAAATATCTCACGAAAAAGCAAGAAGAAACTTATTCAGAAGATGAAGGCGACGTATCATGAGATTCAACTTATAAAAATCATGTATACCGAAGAAGCGTTGCCTCGCTACAAAGTTCCAACAAAATTGTATTGCCGCAACGATGGACGAGATAATTACCCACATATTGCAATGTTCTTTGGAAAAAAGAACCATCCGCGAGATGTTGTTGAGGTTTACCAGCATCATGTGAATCTCATTAAGTAAGAAAGGATTGATGTTTTATGATCAAAGACTCTGGCGACCGCACCGAATTTGAAACCGGTGCCAAGCGTGATATGCATGCAGGGAAGGGACGGATGGACCTTCTGCCCTGGTATGGCATCATGGAGGTCAGCAAGCACTGTGAGGAAGGTGCACTGAAGTATGGTGAGCACAATGTGGACAAGGGTATCCCGCTGCATTCGCTGCTGGACAGTGCTTCTCGACATCTGGCAAAGTACATGGTCGGTATGGATGATGAGGACCACCTGCGAGCTGCCTGCTGGAACCTGCTTTGGGCGCTGAACCAGCGGGAGACGCACCCGGAGTTGGATGATAGGTTTAGCACAAAGTGTAACCTGGAGTTTCTGGAGAAACATCTCGTAGTAGAACCGCTAGATATAGTGCGCATTAAATGCCTGCAATGTGGCGATACGCACAGAGTACCTAAAGAAGTATGGAATAATGCACCACATTTGCATGATTCCTATATGAAACTTTCATACTGCCCTATTTGTAAAAAGACAGTGGCTCATGGTATTGTGGAGGAGATGAAGTCTGATGAATGACTGGATGCGCGAAGTGGATTATGCAACCTACTGTCCGAAGTGCAAGAACTTCAAGGTACTGGAGACGGACGAGCCCTGCAATGAGTGCCTGACGGAGTGTGCACGGGAGGGGACTGTGAAGCCTCTGAAGTTTGAAGAGAAGACGCGAAAATAACAGCTTCTTTTATGGAGGTGATTGACATGGATGAAAGAAAAGAATTCCATCCCGTTAAACTTGAACTTGATGAAAGCGCGAAAAGGATGATATTTGCAGCTAAAATGGTGAGAATTATTACAACGCCAGTTGCATTTCCGATTGCGTGTATTATCGGGGTTTACAAGTGGACATGGAAAACTATCGGTTCAATCTGGTGAAATCATTAAGGCGAGAGCCGTGGAGAAATCTGCGGCTCTTTGTTTTCATCATTGAAGGAGACGCTTGTATGCAACGTATGAACATTAAATGTTGCCATTGTGGAGACTATACCCCATTCATCACCGATGAGAATGTCGAAGTTATTCCTCAAGTTAATCTCACAAGAACCGATATGGATATTTTGGGCGATATCGCTGAGGCGTTGGTGGAATGCGGTTGCTTGGGTGCGTGTAATTTCTTACGCCGGGTTCAGAGTGAAGTGACCAAAATTGTAGAGTATCAGGAGGAACGGTGAACGCTAAATGATATTTGCTGAAGAGGATTTGAACTCTTTGAATGCTATTGCTGGACTATTGGCTTCATTCGGGTGTGATAGTCAGGCTGGCTGTGTGCTTTATATTCAGCATAAAATCGCAAAGACCATGGAGGCTGACGAAAGGAAATGCAGAAATGAGAAACATGTCTAAGAAAACCTGGAAACTCCGGGTTTGGAATCACATGACCGAGATGCAGAAGCTGGATTATCTTCTTACGAAAGCTGGCATCACGCATGAAATGAAAAGAAGATTTCCAGAGAACGATAAAAACCAGCCTGAAGTTTACGGCCCTGGAGCACCGCATGATGGTGGATATCAGATTATAGTTCGAGATAAATCTGGCGCATATCTGTGGGATGCTGTATGCGGATGGCTTACATACGGGTCTCCTCATTTAATCGAGGTGTGCGGGTTAGCACTTGTTGATCATTATGATGTTGAGGGCTGGCTCACGGCTCGTCAGGTCACAAAGATGTGGAGGCGTAGAAATGCTGCGAAAAATCGCTGAGTTTATCAAGATATTCTGGACGGAACCAATCAAATGGCTTCTCGGAATTAAATCTCCAACAGAAGAATGGGCTCGTTGGTTGGGAATCCCAGAATGTGAAGCTCGAATTGGCGCAATCCATAAATATTGTAACCCTCTACAAGAATTGGAAATTGCTAGGAACAACTTTGAGAACTGTGATCCGGCGTTTATTACGGCTGCTATCTTCGAGTTGAACGCTGCGGAGTGCCGTCTGGATGCTGCAAGGAGGCACGTGGTATGACTTGGGAGAAATTCGGTACATTCCTTGGGTATTTGCTGGCCCTGACCATGGCCATCTGTGCATGGCTGATCATTATTGCGTTAACGCTGAAGATAATCTGGTTCATTCTGTTCGGAATTCTGCTGTGAGGTGAGAAGCATTGGAGGAATACTTATATAATCAAGCACTTCAAAGCATTCGCTACGGCGGCATGAGCACGAATGAAATGCGAGAATATATGGCCTTGATTGACAAATACACAGAAGTGGAAACGTTGTACGCGAATAATGAACCGATAGAGTACGTCATTAAAAGCCCGAGCGTAGATATTTGGAGGCATGAAGCACCTGCAATAACCCCAAAACGACAGAACCTCGTGAAAGATATTTTGTTTAAAATCGTCGGTGCTTTGAACAGCATTATTGACTTTATCGTTACGGTATTGGTGGACTAGGGGGATTTATGTATTTTCCAGGACTTGAACTTTATCGAGTGGAATCTGTGTCCAGAAAATATTTCAGATTTCATATGGTGCTTGCTGTAAGAGAGGAAACCATGATTCTGAACGCAAACTGGTTCGGATTAGAGCTTCCGTTTCGCTATTATCCGTGCTGGCTAGAACGTCTGGACTGGCCTATGGGTTATGTGTATGATCCGCTGAATTTTGAGAGGCAAGAAACATGAGAAAGTACACCTTTATTTTTTCCTGCACAGACAATGGCGGTGGGCATCAGACATTTGAAGTCAGGGCAACCGACAAGCAGGAGGCCATCCGTAAAGGCATGAAGACCGCGAAGAAGTTCGCTTGCGGAGATATCTGCGGCGACTGGGAGTGTAAGTTGAAGCGAGAGGATAGTTTATGAACGAAGACTTTGGAGCGATTACCATTCTTTCTCCAAAATGCCAGAAGTGTCCCAAAGTGAAATCCTGCGACCATAAACAAATGGCTCATCTCGGGTACATAGTTCCACAAAGGGGCAACGGAAAGAGCCTCAGTCAGCTCGAAATGGTGGATTCATTGATGAAAAGGAGATTTAATTATGAAAATCGTTGAACCTGAGAGCAGCATCAAGAATCCGCACGCATATGCGGCGAGAAGTATTAGAGTTGGACGAAAGTTCCCTCAGAGCAAGAAGACACTCAACGCTTATATCAATGACGCGATTGATTTTCACATGATACCTGAGGTGGGTCTTTATTATTCCGAGAACTGCTACGGTGTGGCTGATGCAATAATCGACTTCACAAACAACTTTCTGCGCATCTATGCTCTGAAAACCAAGCATGAACCGTTAGACATGAAGCAACTTCTCATTTATGATGCACTTTTCTGTTTGAAATATGGTATCAAGCCGTGCGATATTCAAATCGAAAACCGCATCTGCCAGAACGATGATGTTTTAATCGCCAATCCTACTTTTGAGGACATCGATTCGATTATCGAAAAGATCAAAGAGTTTGACCGGGTAGTCCGTGAAGTTAAGTCAGGGGAGATGGCCTGAATTTGAACGATACAAACAATATTATGGAGGTAAACATTTTATGAAAATCGTTGAACCTAAGTACGAAATCCTCACTGATATTTCTGAGGGAGGCATCAAAGAGCTGCAGCAGATCGAGCGGGTGGCGCGGGTCTGCTATAAGAGCGAGGACAAGATCACGCCGGACGGTGAGTCGGCAAAGAAGCTGGTGCGCTTTCTGGTGAAGCAGGGGCATGAGGCTATGCTGGAGCATTCTCAGCTGTCCGTGCTGTTTACCTGTGACCGTGGCGTGGCCAATGAGCTGGTGCGGCATCGCATTGCGAGCTTTGCACAGGAGAGCACCCGGTATTGCAATTACTCGAAGGAGAAATTTGGCGGAGAGCTGAGCTTTATCCGGCCGTATTATATTGATGTGACCGACACTGACAAGAAATATGAAAGCGCAGAACATACACCTGGCAGCACTTGGCTTGATTCCTGCGAATCTGCGGAAATCCTTTATAAGGATATGATCGCACTCGGTATGCTTCCCGAACAGGCTCGTTGTGTGCTGCCGTTGTGCCTGAAGACTGAAATCGTGGTAACGGCTAACTACCGTGAGTGGCGCAATATCTTCAAACTGCGTACTCCTGTGGCGGCCCATCCTCAGATGAGAGAGCTGATGTGCCCGTTGCTGAAGGAACTGCAGAGCAAGATCCCGGTGGTGTTCGATGATATTTACACGTACTGGCCGAAGGATGACCAGACGGGAAAGGAAAGTGTGGAGAAGTAACTATGAAAGAAATTGATGAAAGATATATTGCCGCGCTTGATGAGTTCGGTTTTGGAATGTTCCGAACTAAAGTCGGTATAAATATTTACCATACTACCTCAACAGGAACGTTTATGATCAATCTGAATGGCGAGGACTTTGTGGATATGCTGGTAAGCTATGCAGAAGCGTTTAACCCGAATACCTGGGTGTCCTTGACAATAAAAAGTCATTCGTCAATGCCAGATATTTCGGCAATGCTCAAGAACGCCCAGGAAATCCAGATGCTTCTTCTGCGGCTTGCCATTAAACTCGTGAAAATCAGTAAGGAAGTGGAGTGAGACTATGAAAAATCGTATTATTTGCGTTGTTGCATGTCTGATGATGCTCGTGGGCTGTGTGGTTCTGTGCAGCTGCTCCGAAGCGGATAAGGTGAATCGGAACATTTCCAAGCAGGCCAACTACTTTGAAGCTGAGCGCCGGATCACGGTCTATAACGCACGTACGGACAATGTCATCCTTGAAATGGAAGGCGCTATGTCCATCTCGAACAATGAAAACAACGAACTTGTGTGTACGGTGAAGACCGGTCCGAACGAGTATAAGAAAAACTACATTTATCTGAACGAGTACACCATGTATGTTGTTGAGGATATTACTGGTACTCATACTGATCCATACCACTATAAACTCTATTTCCACACGGATATTCTGCCGGACGTGGAGGCAAGGTCGTGACCTACCTTGATGAGGCTGTGAAAATCGGTGTTCAGATGGTATCTGGCTTACTCACACCTGCAAGCCTGACGGATATTTACGTTATGATTGCTCGGAAACATGAAATTCCGCCGCAGAAGGTCGAAAGCTCAATCAGGAGCGCCATTTGTGAAATCAATAAGGAGATGGGTATGCATTTTACGCCCATGACTTATATTCACATAGTGGCTCTTGGCGAAAAATACCGAAAGAAGATGATGAAAGCTAAATGACTACATATGAATTTGTAGATAGTATGGGTGTACCTGTTTGGATGAGCGGCTTCGATGCTCTCATTGACGCTATTGATATTCTCAAAAGCGCTCTGCAGAACAACGAATCGCCAACCATTGTGGATATTAACCGAAAGCTGTGTGTGAAGTATCACACGAGCACCATTGCGATGGACAGGCTCCTTCGTCGGGCGGTAGATTATGCTGTAGTTCGGAAGCAGACGCATGGGGCGCTTTATTACAAGGTACTGGGCGATACTCCTCGGCAGGCGATGCCGTTGAAACAGTTCTTGTATATCTCGGCGCGATATTTGATGCGGGAGGAGGTGCAATAAGTGATGCATGATATTTGTGGCATTGACCAAAAGAGTATCGACGATGGTAAGGTTTGGGTGCGCATTCGTGGCACCAATCCGACTGTTCAAAAACCCGTGAGCGAAATCCAGTATGACACAATGATTCCTGCTGTAATCTTCCGGTACAAAGGAGAACGTTGTAGACAGATAGTGGCCATTATCAACCTTGACATCATAGTCAAAGACTGATATTCTTGGAACAGAAAGGGTGTGCTCTGGATGGGATTTTCTAAGGACTTGAAGGAAATTATCATGATGCGCATGGCACTGAAAGAGAAGAAACGGCAGGAAGAGGAAGCCGAGAGAAGGCGCTGCATGTTCATTATGTTGCTCATCTTTGCAGCACTCATGACATACGTTTCTATCATGGCAATGTTTGAAAATTTAGGCATCATCCGCTGAAAAGGGGAGGCTCTGGAGCAATTTCAGGGCCTTTTCTTTTTGATGTCAAGATTTGTCAAAGATTGTCACGGTGTGAATTTTTGGCCATTTTTTCTCGTGGAATTTATGTCAATAGTTGTCAATGCGTGAAAAAATGGCGATTTTATGGCCAAAAACCCACTTTGTGGCCAAAAATTTTTGCAAAAATGGCCACAACTTTTGACGTAAATACGTTAAAAATATGCCGTTTGGCCAAAAACCCACTTTTTTTCTTAATTTGATAAAAAAATTAAAAATTTTATATATAGTAGTTGGAAATAAAAATGGGTTTTTGGCCACAGCGAGTTTTCTGCTCGAATTGGCCAAGAGGGCCACCACTTTCACCTTGTAAAAGAATAACAAAAACTATATAATTGAGTTACGAGGTGCAAAGTTATGAAAAAGCGTGAAATTCCGTTTATGCCCCAGTATGAGAATGAGTTTGGCTATCACGAGTGGACTACGTTGGACAGTGCAAATAATTTGGTGCGCTGCTATTACAATGGCGATACAGAACTTCATGTGAAAGAGCCCTGGTGCGAATGCAATGGCGTCAGGATGAGAAAGGTACGAAATCAGGAAAAGTGGCGTTGTCCTATCTGCGGTAAGGTCTATGATATTTCCGACATTGATTGGCCCATGCCTTATTGGGATGATGAAACTGGCCTGAAAAATGATTATGGCGAATATATGTATCCGAATGCAGAGAAGCGGGCAGGTCCTCCTGAAATGTATGAGGAAGCTCCCTTTACTTGGTATCTGTAAGGTGAAAATTTGAGGATTGTCGCGATTGTGGCAGTCCTTATATTTTTACCCTTCTAAAAGATTGACAAATATTACCAAATATCCCCGCGTAAATTTCTTGCTCTTTTATGGGAGGAACAGTGTGCGTAAAAACATGCTGTTCCTCTTTTATTTTTGGAGGTTTGTATGCTAGAGAACAAATTCAAAACAGGATTGGTGAAAGACCTGAAGAAACGCTTTCCCGGCTGCATGGTCGTTCATCTTGACCCGAATGAAATTCAAGGGATTCCGGATCTCTTGGTTTTATATCGAGATAGATGGGCAGCACTCGAAGGAAAGAAGACAGGGAAGGCATCGCATCGTCCAAATCAAGACTACTACGTAGCCAAGATGAACGAGATGAGCTATGCCTCTTTTATTTATCCTGAGAACAAGGAGGAGATACTGGATGAACTGGAACGATCATTCACGGCTGCAAGGCCAGCACGCTTTTCTGGGGGCGAGTAAGTATCATTGGATCAATTATGATGCGGCCCGGATTGCAGAGTCCTTTGTAAACTATCAGGCGAAGGAGAGAGGAACACGGCTTCATGCATATGCTGCGGAAAGCATTGCGTTAGGACAGAAGCTTCCTCGGAGTAAGAAGACGCTCAACTCCTATGTCAACGATGCAATCGGCTTTTGCATGACCCCGGAAGTGGTTCTTTATTATTCAGAGAACTGCTATGGCACAGCCGATGCGATTCATTTTGCAAATAACTTCCTGCGCATCCATGATTTGAAGACTGGCCTGGTACCGGCACACATGGAACAGCTCTTCATCTATGATGCACTTTTCTGCTTGGAGTATGGCGTCAAGCCTCGCGATATTCAAATCGAAAACCGCATCTACCAGAACGATGATATTTGGATCGTGAATCCGACTTGCGGGGACATCGATCCTATCATTAGCAAAATCATTGAGTTCAACAAAATCATTACTGAACTGAAGTTAGGAGCGACAGCATGAATCCGGTAGAAAGAGATATTCGAGGATATTTCGGTATCGCGCCGGAAGACAGTATCCTGGAGCATTATGGCACCAAACGTCACTCAGGCAGATATCCGTGGGGTTCTGGTGAGAATCCGTATCAGCGCTCAGGTGATTTTCTGTCACGTGTTGAGGAACTGAAGAAGAGCGGCATGAAGGAGAAGGATATTCTCCAGACCATTAACGATTCTCTCCCCGAAGAATATAAGATGGGTGCTACCGAGTTCCGTATGGCACAACGTAGAGCCATTCACGAACGCCAACAGCTCAAATACGACCGTGCACGCGCCTTATCGCAGGATGGGCTCGGCCCCACAGAAATCGGTCGTGAGATGGGCTTATCTGAATCCACGGTTCGTTCGATGCTGAAGAACGACAAGCCTGATAAATATACTAAAACCAAAGAAATTGCCGAGACCCTGCGTAAGGAAGTCGATAAGAAGGGCATGATCGATGTTTCTGAAGGTACAAATCTGGTTCTGGGCGTTTCAGAAGGTGATTTGGACGATGCTATATTTGTTTTAGAGGCAGAGCATGGATACCAGCGTTATGGCGTTGGCATTCGTCAGCCAACTAATATTAACCAGCAGACCAACATCACCGTTCTGGCAAAGCCGGAATATGACCAGAAATATGCATACCAGCATCAGAACGAGATCCAGTCTCTTGGTGAATATCATTCTGAAGATGGTGGCGAAACGTTTAAGAAGCTTCAGCGCCCCAGCAGCATGAGTTCTGACCGTGTTTGTATTCGCTATGGTGACGAAGGCGGTCTGGACAAAGATGGCGTTATCGAGATTCGGAGAGGTGTTGCTGACCTGAACCTCGGAAAATCGCATTATGCGCAGGTTCGTATCATGGTGGATGACAGTCATTACCTGAAAGGCATGGCTGTATATTCTGACGATATTCCTGAAGGCTATGATGTGGTGTTTAACACCAACAAGAAATCCGGCACTCCGAAAATGAAGGTCTTAAAGCCTATCAAAGATGACCCCGATAATCCTTTCGGCGCATCTATCAAGGCAAATGGTCAAAGCACCTATATTGGTGAGGACGGAAAAGAACATCTGTCGCCCATCAATAAGCTAAAAGAAGAGGGCGATTGGGATACCATGGCAAAGAACCTTTCTTCGCAGTTTCTGTCCAAGCAGCCGGTCAAACTGCTGAAACAGCAACTGGACCTCACCGTTGCCGACCGCAAAGCAGAATATGACGAAATTATGCAGTATGATAATCCGACGATTCGGAAAAAGCTGCTGCTTGATTTTGCAGATACTTGCGAGGGCAACTCGATGACCCTGAAAGCATCTTCTTTCCCAGGTCAGGCGACAAAGGTTATTTTGCCACTGTCCAAAATCGGCGAAAGAGAATGCTATTGTCCTACATATCCTGATGGCACTCAGCTGGCCTTGGTCCGTTTTCCTCATGCAGGAACCTTTGAGATTCCTATTGTAACGGTCAATAACAAGAATTTGTCCGGGCGCAGGAATCTCGGCAATGTGCAAGATGCAATCGGCATCAACGCAAAGGTCGCAGAACGTTTGTCAGGTGCTGATTTTGATGGCGACACTGTTGTGGTAATCCCGATCTCGAGCAAAGTCGATATCAAATCCACCCCTGCTCTGAAGGATTTGAAAGACTTTGACCCCAAGATTGCATATGCTGTGCCTGAAGGAAATCCCAATGGTGTGCGCCTCATGAAGAAAGAGGAAAAGCAGAAAGAGATGGGGATTATTTCCAATCTTATTACTGATATGACTCTTCGCGGCGCACCTGAGGGCGATATTGCTCGTGCCGTCAAGCATTCCATGGTCGTTATTGATGCAGAAAAGCATAAGCTGGACTATAAACGTTCGGAACGCGAAAATGGCATCCAAGAGCTGAAGCAAAAATGGCAGATCAGAGTGCAAGAGGACGGCACTGAAAAATATGGCGGTGCATCCACGCTCTTATCCAGAAGAAAGCAGACCGTTCGAGTGCCTGAGCGCAAGGGAAGTGCCCGAATCGATAAAGAGACGGGCGAAAAAATATATAAGGAGTCCGGGCGTACTTATATTGACCCCAAAACGGGCAAGAGAGTACAAGCTATGACGGAAGTAAGCCTTATTTCCACGTACCCCAACGCACGAGATCTATCCTCTGGTACCATTCAGGAAAATTACTATGCCGATTTTTCAAATGAACTGAAGGCTTTGGCTAATCAGGCGCGAAAAGAGGCGGTAAATATGAAGGGTATCCAGAAAAGCCCGGATGCTGCCGAAAAATATAGAGCCGAGGTTGAGTCTATTAACGCCAAGCTCAATGCAGTTATTGGTAATAAGCCGAAAGAACGGCGTGCTACCATTATTGCAAATGAGAATATTAAGGCTAAAGTACAGGCTCAGGGTTTGGATTACAAGAAGGACAAGAAAGAAATCAAGAAGATTGCTGCTGTTGAGATGCAGCGTGCACGTGATTCTGTTGGCGCAAGCGGCAGCAAGACAAAGATTACGTTCACTGATCGTGAATGGGAAGCAGTTCAAGCTGGCGCAATCTCTGATTCCAAGTTGATGAAGATTCTGAACTCGTCAAAGTCTGATGAAATCATCAAACGAGCGATGCCAAAAGCAAGTACAACATTGTCTTCTGCTAAGTTGGGTAAAGCACAAGCAATGTTGGCTAATGGCTATAGCTACGCAGAGATTGCAAAGGCTTGTGGCGTTCCTGAATCAACGATTTATGGCAATCTTAACAAGTAAGAAAGGCTTTGAACTATGATTCGATGCTTTTTAACCACTGTTGATAACCCTTACAGTCCTTATGAACAGTTTGAGGACTGGTATCGGTTCGATACCGACAAGGGTTATAACTCATCTGGGCTGCTGATGCGGATGGCTTACACTTCGGATCAGCTCACGGACGCAGAAAATGCGTATGAAATTGAGCAGGCAATCGACCAAATCGTGGCCAATGACCCGCTCAATATCTACAAAAAGCTCAAACTCGATATCAAAGACGATGCTCCCGGAGAGCAAACAACATAAAAGGGTATAGGGGGGTGCTTGAAAAATACACCCCCTCCCCAAATCGCGCCGGTCTTTGATTTTTCCCCGGAGGGAAAATTGAGAATTGGGTTTTAACTACTGCCGAGGTTTCAGGGTGTAGACTGTGCCTCGGTGGTTTTTGTAAGAGCTTATGGGAGGGTGCTCTCTTCAAACAACCTCCATTTGTCGTTTGTTCATTTTTCTTCTCCTTTCAAATGATTAGAAAGACACCACAACCGGCTCCCATAAACTCTTACAAAAGCCATTGAAAAGTGTGGGAAACAGGCAAGATTCTAGTGCAAACCAAATCAAAACAGAATAGAAGGATGACAAAAATGAGGACAAAGAAAGCTGCTTCTGAAGACGTGGCTCCCATGCGGCCAACATTGTCCCCAGAAGTACGAGAAAACCAGATGATTTCCCTAGCAATGGATCTGGTGGAGAAGCGATTGCGAGAAGGAACGGCATCTTCAGCCGAAACGACTCATTTTCTGAAACTGGATACGGTCAAATCAGAACTGGAGAAGAAAAAGCTGGAAGCAGAGAATACACTTCTTCATGCAAAAGCAGATGCTATTCAAGCAGCCAAAGATAACGCCCTTCTTTACAAGGAGGCAATCAAGGCAATGCGGGAATATGGCGGGGTGGAAGATAACGATGAACCAGAGAACATATTCTGAGCTTTGTCAGTATTCGACCTTTGAAGACCGGTTCCATTATTTGCAACTGCATGGTGCTGTTGGGCATGATACATTTGGATTTGACAGGTACCTGAACCAAGATTTTTACCAGTCCAGAGAATGGAGGATGTTCCGTGACAAAATTATTGTTCGGGACATGGGATGTGACCTTGGTGTTCCTGATCACGAGATTACTGACTGGGTTGTCCGAGGTGGAAGGCTTATTCGACCACGCATCATCATTCACCACATAACCCCTATTACAAAAGAAGATGTACTGGAGCATCGAGAGTGCTTACTTGACCCTGATAATGTGATTTGTGTATCCGACCAAACACATAAGGCAATCCATTATGGGGATGACAGCATTCTGGAGCCAGTATTTACAGAACGAAGACCGGGCGATACCTGCCCATGGAGGAAATGACATGAACAACGAAGCTATGATGAACCGCGCAAAGCAACTGGTGGTGGACTACTTTAACGCCCATGTGGACGTGACTGACGGCAAGAAGCTGACGATGGAGGATGTGTTCATCGTGTGGTTCAGCAAAACTCTGCAGAACTGGAAGGCGCTTGTGAGCACCACCGTATCCGACGGCATGTACTATGAGCTCACCCACAATGGTGATAAGGGCGAGACTTATCTGGATGCCTACAAGAAGTGGGACAACAAGTGTATCCCGGACTAAGGAGCAACTATGGACAGCATTCTCACTTCCGTAAAAAAGCTGCTAGGTCTGCCTGCAGACTATGAGGCATTCGACCCAGACATCATCATGTACATCAACACTGTGCTGATGATCCTTTCCCAGATGGGCGTGGGTCCGAAAGAGGGCTTTTTTATCTCCGACAAAAGTGCTACTTGGGACCAGTTCATTGCTGACCCGGTGAAGGTGGAAGCAGTGAAAGCGTATGTGGCCGTCAAGGTACGGCTACTGGGTTTTGATGTACCCCAGAGCAGTGTGACCAAAGAGGCTCTGCAGAATACCGCATCCGAAATGGAGTGGCGGCTGAATGTGGAGCATGATCACCCGGAAGAGTAAAGCGCTTACCTTATTATAATAGGAGGCCAGAAGATGGCACTTTCAAACACGGCCACGCCGATTTACTATGGCCGGTTTCGAGAGGCCGTAATTCGGGGTGAAATTCCGGTATGCCGAGAAGTCTCCATGGAGATGAACCGGATTGATGACCTGATTGCAAACCCAGGCATCTACTATGACGATAAAGCAGTTGAAGGTTTTGTCAAGTTCTGCGAGAACGAACTGACCCTTACCGACGGCGGAGACCTGAAACTGCTGGATTCCTTCAAGCTTTGGGCAGAAGAGATATTTGGCTGGTACTACTTTGTGGACCGCAGTATCTATGTACCCAATCCCGGAGGACATGGCGGCCACTATGAGCGAAAGCGCATCAAGAAACGGCTTATCACGAAGCAGTATCTTATCATTCCTCGCGGTGCCGCCAAGACCATGTACGACGCATTCATTCAGAGCTACTTTCTGACCGTGGATGTATCGACCACCCAGCAATGCACTACCGCGCCCACCATGAAACAAGCAGAAGAGGTTCTTTCGCCGATCCGTACAGCACTGGCTCGGTCGAAGGGACCTCTTTTGAAGTTTATGACGGAGGGCAGTTTACAGAACACGACTGGTGCAAAATCTGACCGTGTGAAACTGGCTTCAACCAAGAAGGGCATCGAGAACTTCCTGACAAATAGTTTGCTGGAAGTGCGCCCGATGACCATCGATAAGTTGCAGGGTCGGAGAGACCGTGTAGCAACTGTTGACGAGTGGTTGAGTTGCGACATTCGGGAAGATCCCATCAGTGCGCTTGAACAGGGTGCGTCGAAGAACGAGGACTATCTCATTGTCGCGACCAGCTCAGAGGGGACCGTCCGTAATGGTTGTGGTGACACAATCAAAATGGAGTTAATGGACATCCTGAAAGGGGAGTACATCAATCCCCATGTGTCCATCTGGTACTACAAGTTGGATTCCATCGATGAAGTTACAAACCCCGATATGTGGCTGAAGGCAAACCCAAATCTGGGACAGACTGTCAGCTACGAAACGTATCAGCTGGATGTAGAACGCGCAGAAAAAGCGCCTGGCTCCAGAAACGACATTCTGGCCAAGCGCTTTAACATTCCTATGGAGGGGTATACCTACTTCTTTCCGTATGAAGAAACCCTGCCACATCGCCACCGAGATTACTGGCAGATGCCTTGTGCTCTTGGCGCAGACTTGTCGCAGGGTGATGACTTCTGTGCGTTTACGTTTTTGTTTCCCATGGCAAACGGCTTCTTTGGCGTAAAAACCAGAGACTACATTACCTCTTACACGTTGTCAAAACTTCCGCAGGCAATGCGCCAGAAATACGACCAATTTATGCAGGAAGGCACGCTACAGGTGTTTGATGGTACCGTGTTAGACATGATGCAGGTCTATGATGACCTCGACAACTTCATTCAGCAGAATGACTATGATGTCCGGTGCTTTGGGTATGACCCTTATAATGCCAAGGACTTTGTAGAACGCTGGTGTACAGAGAATGCGCCGTTTGGCGTGGAGAAAGTCATTCAGGGCGTAAAGACCGAGAGCGTTCCTTTGGGTGAGCTAAAGAAGCTCTCCGAGCAGCGGAAACTACTCTTCGATGAAGCACTCATGCAATTTGCCATGGGTAACTGCATTGCTCTGGAAGATACGAATGGTAACCGCAAGCTGCTGAAGCGTCGTTCTGACCAGAAGATTGATGCAGTGGCTGCCATGATGGATGCTTACATTGCATGGAAGCTGAACCGAGAAGCGTTTGAGTAAATCAAACGACCTTTTGGTAGACCTCTCCATTGCCTGTCATGTACAACTTGGTTTCTTTCTTGGGGCTTTGGAGAGCATCGTCAGCAAGTTCCAGCAGAGGAAGTTCTGTCTTATTGGAAAGCTCGTCAACGGTCTTGAAGAGCTCGTTTTCGACTTCAGAGTAGCCGCCTTTGGGAATGGACATGCCAATGACTTTTACATCTTTATGTGCATCCTGAATGGTGGTGCTAAATGCACTCAGAGAACGGAGCATACGATTCTTGGAACTGGTGAGAACCTGCTTCATATCGTTGTGAATGTTTTCGAGATAGAGTTTGTTCCAGTTCTGGGAATAGTAGACCTCCATAACGTTGCTCATGACATAGAGCTGCGTTGCAAGATCAAGCGTCTGCTTTGCCTGTAGAACAGCTGCACATTGCTCGGAAGGTTTGCCAGATTTTTTGGAAGCAATCTTATCTTCCAACTGGGTGGTATAAAACTCAATGTTCGATACCGCAGCAATTTTGGAATGCTGAAGGTTGGTCAAGGTAGCAGTGCGCTGGGATTCACTGAGCATGATGGACGAGAAGTTGGATGCAGCGTATTTAACAAATGTAAGTTCCGCAATCAGTTGAGAGCGTTTGTCGTCGTTTAAGAATTTCAGCACATCGTCAATGCTCTTACGAATTTCGGAAAGCTCAGTGCTGATGTGGGCGAGAAAATACTGGCCGGTGGCAAAAGATGCTACAGTGAAGATATTCATGAGATTGACCATCTCCGTACCTGCCTCAATAAGGGAAGCGGTACCAACAATGCGACCATCTCCACCGACCATAACGGTGCTCAAGCCACCTTGTTTCAAACGCATGAGAACGCCTTGTACGCCTTCTGGGAAGCGGAGCACATAGGTTTTAGATAAAGCATCGGCAGCGGCAACCGTTGGCGCAAGCTGGAGCAGAGAATTGAGCCGTACACAAGCCTCTTCCGGGAAAGAAAGCTTTTGGAACTGGGAAGTATCCTCAAAGTTGTAGGGGACTTCGCAAGGCAAAATCTCGCAATTGAAATCTGCAGGACGCAGCTGAGAATCAGACATAGTTTCAGACCTCCTCCACACAAAGGAAAACAAATATTCATAATACCCATTATATCATGGGGGGGGGTACGTTGGCAATAAAAATTAAGAAAAAGGAGGATGAAACTTGTACTATAATGACCAGATTTGGCACTGGGGTGTCAAAGGTATGAAATGGGGCGTTCGGCGCTACCAGAATGCTGACGGCAGTCTGACTGATGCAGGCAAACGTCGCTATTCGAGCGACATTGCTGCAAATGCCAAAAAGAAGAAGGATAATAGGCTGTCGGAAGAGGCTCTAAATGACCCGAATCGCTGGGTCAAAGAAGATCGAGAACGGACGAAGCGTGTGGTCGATTCTGGCAACCAGATGGCTGGCAACCTGAAAACACTGAATGACAAGTCCATGCGGATTCAGGCACGCAGAACTCCTAAGATGGATCTGAGCAAGATGACCGACCAGGAGATGCGGGAACAAATCAATCGTGCCATGCTGGAAAAGCAGTATGACGATATGTTCAATCCGAAGAAGGTCTATTCCGGCCGGGAGGCTGTCGGTGATACTTTGGAGATTGCAGGAAGTGTTCTGGCTATCACGAGTTCGGCTCTCGGTATTGCGCTGGCCATTAAGGAGTTGAAGGGGTGAAACATTCAAAATGGAATTGTATCACCATGGAATCAAAGGCCAAAAGTGGGGTGTAAGGCGCTACCAGTACGCTGATGGCACATATACTCCGGCAGGACGGAAGCGCTACGGCGTGAGCCAGAATACCAGCCAAATGGAACGTATGGCATCCGTAATGGAGATGCGAGTAAAAGACTGCGTCAATACCGCTCGCACTCAGGTGACAGGGCGGCAGTATGTTGACGGATACCTGAAGAAGGGCACAACTTTCTCTCGGATTCAGACTTCCAAGGACTTCGAGAATTTCGCGTTCTACGCCACCTATAAGAAGGCTGACAGTGACAAGTACATGGGGCTCTTCGGAAAGAATCTGATGACACGAGCCAACTACGATGCCAAACAGGCGGAAAAGCAGGCGAATGCTTCTGGCAGCGAAGAAGATTTGGCAACGGCTACCGCACTGCGCGACAAGGCCAACAGCATGAAGGTCTATCAGTTGAAATTGGAAACGGTCAAGAAGCTGAAGGTGCCTTCTGATGAGAACGCCAGCGATATTACGGCTAGACTGCTGAAAGAGAAAGAGTTCAAGCAGAATCTTGAAGCATCCATAGCGGATTCCAAAGAGAAGATGCGCAGACCTACCCAGCAGGTGCTTTTTAAGCAAGCTGAGAATGCGTTGAAGAAAGACCCCACTACGCTGACGGCTTCTGAAAAAGTGGCTATCTATAAAGCTCTAAACCTTTCTCTGACAAACCATAACGCACAGGAAGTGGCGGCACAGAGCCGTTTCTATGCCGAGTTGAGCAAGAAAGGCTACAATGCGCTGCTGGATTACAACGATAAAGAATACTCAAGCTATCATGCAAAGCGCCCAATGATCGTGTTTGATACAGATTCTGTCCGCCTGCAATCGGTGACAGAGACCAATCCGAAGGTCGTGGACAAGCTGTATATGCGCTATAATGCAGAGCGAATTGCAAAAGAAGTTGGAGCAAACACAATCGGCTACGTTTCCAAGCTGGGCAACAAGACTGTTTCGGAGTGCTCCGCTTACATGGAACGTAAGATGAATGATTATATGAGTTAAAGGAGTGGAATTATGTGGAGATGGAATAACGGCGATGCCGAACTGTACCATTATGGCGTTCTCGGCATGAAGTGGGGCGTGCATCGTGCAAAGGCATATCAGGCAAAATCGAACCGTGCACGTGTCCGAGGCGATATGGGCAATGCCCAGAAATACCAGAACAAGTCGAACCAGATTACAGCAAAGCACGAACGTCTTGCCGGTGGTAAGAAAACTCTCAATCGTGTGAGTAAGCAGTCGATGGGAAAGACACTGGCCCAGACTGCCGTTTTTGGTACATACGGCGCGTTGAAGTATAATCAGGCTCGTGCAAAGCACGTCAGCAGAGGAAAAGCCGCAGTGCAGGCGACCCTTTACAATGCTGCAAACAAGATGACGGGTGGTATCCTCGGTGTTGCAGAGCCACGCCTCCATAACGTCGGCAAGTCGGCTGCACCTAAGACTTCCCGAAAGTCTGCGGGTTCTGGTGTCTCTCAGAAGCAGTATGTTGCGGCGCATAACCGCGCGGCTGCAAAAATCAACGATTCCAGCAACCATATCCTTTCGGACTTCAACAAGAAATGGGAAGGTCGGCAGAACTCCGCAGCCTATCAGCAGGCATACAACGATTTGTTTAATAAGCTTGTTGAAGATGAACTTCGCCGGTAAAAAGGAGCACAAAATGTGGTACTGGAATAATGGAACAGGTGAGCTCTACCATTACGGCATCAAAGGCATGAAGTGGGGCGTAAGACGGTATCAGAACAAAGATGGTACTCTTACACCGGCCGGTATCAAGCGATACGCAAAGCAGGATGCTAAAGAGTATGCGGAAGCAAAAATGTTTTATGGCGAAGGTGCTGGAAATCGAAGAAAACTCATAAACGCCACGGTCAAACAACGTTCCAAACAGGCTGCCTATAAGGAAGAATTTGAACGTCAGTTAGCACAGCAGGACATGGTGAAGGCTGCATCAAAGGCAAAGACGGAACGTAAAGTAAGAGACACGAAAAAAGCTGCCGGTAAAGCAAGCAGGAGTGCAATCAATATTGCAACTGGCAATATTGGCAGGGCATCCGCGTCTGCTGTTGCCGTATATACGGTGGCTCATGCAACAGGGATTGACAAGAAAATCGGTGCATATATGGCATTGAAAGCGTCGGATCTTGTAAGCCGAGCAAAGCTGGAGTACACCCGATACCAAGTCAATAAAATGTTTATGTGAGGCATAACATGTGGCAATGGACGGATGGTGCCAGTGAGCTTTACCGCTATTGAACAACCACTAATATAACATTTGCGCATTGGCTTAACAGCTGATGCGCTTTTTCTTTTTGGAGGAAAAATTCAAAATGGAGATGAACATTGGCTCCAGGCTGAAACACGCCTGGAATGCCTTTCTCAACCGGGACCCTCCCGGAAGCAGGTATTATGGGGGTGGCTACAGTTACCGCCCTGATCGGATGCGCTTTTCCCGTGGGAGTGAGCGCACCATCATCAATGCCATCTATAACCGCATCGCGCTGGATGCAGCATCCATTACGATCAACCACGTAAAGCTCGATGAAAATAATCGGTTTGATTCGATTATTGATTCGGGCCTTAATTATTGCCTGAATACTGAGGCCAATGCTGACCAGACCGGTCGAGGGCTGGTTCAGGATATCGTGATGACCTTTTTGGAAGAGGGCGTTGCAGCAGTTATGCCAGAGAAAACGAACTTTGACCCGCGCTATAGCAACAGCTATGAAATCTACTCCATGCGCGTTGGCGTACCTGTGGAGTGGTACCCGAATCATGTGCGTGTGCGATTGTTCAATGAGCTGACCGGGCAGAAGGAGGAAATCACTTTCCCGAAGAAGATGGTGGCTCTGATTGAAAATCCGTTTTACGCAGTCATGAATGCCCCGAACTCTACTATGCAGCAGTTGGTGCGAAAACTGGCCTTGCTGGATGTGGTGGATGAGCAGGCTGGCAGCGGAAAGCTGGACATGATCATTCAGCTGCCCTATGTCATCAAGAGTCCGGCGCGAAGGGAACAGGCTGAACAGCGCAGGGCTGACATCGAACAGCAGCTTTCCGGCTCCAAGTACGGTATTGCCTATACGGACGGCACTGAGCGAATCGTGCAGTTGAATCGCAGTCTCGAAAACAACATTCTGAAATCCATCGAATACCTGACGAACATGGTATACAGTCAATTGGGTGTGACACAGGAGATCCTGAATGGTACTGCGGACGAGAAAACGATGAACAACTACATGAATCGCATCATTGAGCCAGTCATATCGGCAATTGCAGACGAGTTCAAGCGGAAGTTCCTGACAAAGACTGCCCGGACGCAGGGTCAGAGCATCATGTTCTTCCGTGATCCGTTCCGTCTGGCACCGGTGAGCATGATTGCAGAGATGGCAGATAAGTTCACCCGCAACGAGATCATGACCCCGAACGAGTTCCGGCAGGTGATTGGCATGAAGCCCTCGAAGAACCCGAAGTCCGACCAGCTTGCAAACCGTAATATTGCCTCGGCTGACAAGAAGATGCCCATGTAGGGCGAAGAAACTTATGCTGACGAGCAGGGTTACGACTATGCAGATCAGCAGGAAGGAGTGTGAAAAAATCAAAATGGCAATCAATTTCGATTATGACTTTTCCGGTTGGGCGACCAAAGCCAATGTGAAGTGCTTTGATGGCCTGACCATTGCGCCGAATGCGTTCAAGGACTGCGATGGTAAGGTGGTTCCGGTGGTATGGAACCATGACCATAGCGCACCCGAAAGTGTTCTGGGCCATGCACTGCTGCAGAACCGCAAGGAAGGCGTGTACGCATACGTCAAGCTGAACGACACATCCAGCGGTCAGACTGCCAAGGCCTGCGTGGATAACGGTGACATTGACGCAATGTCCATCTACGCAAACGGCATTCAGAAAACAGGCCGAACCGTGATGCACGGTATGATCAAGGAACTGAGCTTGGTAATTGCCGGATGCAACCCCGGTGCCCTGATCGATGAAGTCGTGAAGCACACTGCAGATGGCTCCGAAACAGACAGTTCCGAGGCCTATATTTATACCGATTCTGGTCTGAGCCTGAAGCATGGGCTGGACCCGGATGATAACCCGCTGGAGGACGAAACGTTGGAGCATTCGGATGATTCCAGCGAAACCGACAAGGATAAGAAAGGAGAAAGCAAAATGGCTGATGCCAACGAGAAGACCGTCAAGGAGGTATTTGATACCTTGACGGAGGAACAGAAGAACGTGGTTTACGCTATCATCGGCTCTGCCCTGGATGAAGGCAAGGTCGGTGAGAGCAACGACAAGGGTGATGGTGAGGAGGACAATAGTATGCACCACTGCTTTGAGAACGACAACGGCGGCACTGTGCTGAAGCACAGCCTGGACGACATCAACGGCATTATCGCAACTGCCAGCAAGCATGGTACTCTGCGCGATGCTTTCCTGGATGCAGGCATTACCGGCGATGAGCTGGCCCACAGCATCGAGAACATGGACTACCTGTTCCCGGATGACCACAATCTGGATACGGTACCTCGCATTGTGGATCGCGACCAGACCTGGGTTGACAAGGTTATGAACAGCGTCCATCATGTGCCGTTTGCCCGTGTCAAGGTTATGTTTGCCGACCTGACCGAGGATGAGGCCAGAGCTAAGGGTTACATCAAGGGCAACTACAAGAAGGAGCAGGTGTTCAAGCTGCTGAAGCGTTCCACCACTCCGACCACGGTTTATAAGAAGCAGCGCTTCGACCGTGATGATATCGTTGACATGTCCACCATGGATGTGGTCGGCTTTGTCAAGAAGGAGCAGCGCGGCAAGCTGAACGAGGAACTGGCCATGTCTTTCCTGATCAGCGACGGCCGTGACGACGCCAGCGATGACAAGATCAACGAGCTGAACATCCGTCCCATCTTCAACGATGATGACTTCTACACCATCAAGGTCGTGGTTCAGCCCGGCACCAATGCAAACGAGGACGCCAAGGCCAAGGCGACCATTAAGTCCATCATCAAGGCCCGTAAGGACTACAAAGGCTCCGGCTCTCCGACCTTCTACACCACCGATGATGTGTTGACTGACATGCTGCTGCTGGAGGACGGCATCGA